CCCCTATATATATATTTTCAGGAAACAATTGTATGTACATACACCTGTATGCTACACTGTTTACACGGAGGAATCATGGCAAAAGACGAGTTGTGGAAATCGGTTAAGCCTGGGCTGAACTATCTTGTAGTAGGGCATGACAAGGCTTGCCCAGGATGGGGTTACCCGGAGCTTTGTAAGTGTGAAATAAGTTATGAGCTTGTTACGGAAGAAGAATACAAGCTGGCTTTAGAAGAGCAAAAGCTCTTGGAGGAGGAAGGTGATTGAAGATTACGCAATGCCCACTATGGTGGCAGAGAACGCTTTAAAGGAGCTTCACTGGGCTGCTTGTAAGAGGGAGTATGACAAGGCTTTGGATGAGTCATGGAAGGCTATGGAGGCTTGTAAGGACATCTACAGGGCTTTGGCAAAGATGAAGGAAAGAGACAAGTGAGTCCAAGATGGCAGGTTGTCTTGGACTTCATCAAGGCTTATACAAAGATCCACGGGATTGGGCCTTCCTATGCGGTATTGGCAAGTGGGTTGAAGATGAAGTCTAGGGCGAACATGCACAGGATTGTGATGAGGTTAGAAAAAGATGGTCATCTGGAGACCAAGACTAGGAAGTACTACTCTATTAAGCTAGTGGACAAGTCCATTAACGACATAGTCAACCTATGAGTTTATTGACTAAGAAGGAAATAGCCGGGTACTTGTCGATAGTGGACAAGGTGCCTGAGAACGAAAGAAACAAGATCTTTGCGCTTATGGAGATGGACAGGGTTGAGCGTTGTAGGGAGTCCTACCTGTTCTTTGTTCAGCAGATGTGGCCCATCTTTATATCTGGGAAGCATCATCAAATCATGGCAGACGCCTTTGAGCGGGTTGCTTCTGGGGACTTAAAGCGGTTGATCATCAACATGCCACCTAGGCATACCAAGTCAGAGTTTGCTTCTTTTCTTCTGCCTTCTTGGTTTTTGGGTAAGTTTCCTGAGAAGAAGATCATCCAGACTGCACACACCGCAGAGCTAGCAGTGGGTTTTGGACGGAAGGTCAGGAACTTAGTCTCTTCAGAGCAGTACTCCAAGGTCTTTGATATGAAACTATCAAGTGACTCAAAGGCAGCAGGCAGGTGGAACACTGACAAGGGTGGAGACTACTTCGCTATTGGGGTTGGAGGGGCTGTAACGGGTAAGGGCGCTGATCTTTTGATCATTGATGACCCTCATAGTGAACAAGAAGCCAAGCAGGGCAACCCTGCGGTGTTTGATAACGTGTATGAGTGGTACACCTCGGGTCCAAGACAACGTCTCCAGCCTGGGGGAGCCATCATCATTGTTATGACCCGATGGTCAAAGCGTGACTTGACGGGTCAAATACTGAAGTCTTCGGATAAAACAGGGGTGGATGAGTGGGAAATCATAGAGTTTCCAGCAATTCTGCCTTCTGGGACTCCTTTGTGGCCTGGGTTTTGGAGTAAAGAGGAGCTTGAGGCTCTTAAAGCTGAACTTCCTGTGTCTAAATGGGAAGCGCAGTACCAACAGAACCCCACTTCAGAGGAAGGGGCGATCATTAAGCGGGACCAATGGCAGATCTGGCCCCATGAAGACCCTCCAGAGTGCAGTTATGTGATCCAGTCCTGGGATACAGCGTTTGAGAAGACCAACAGGTCAGACTATTCGGCTTGTACAACCTGGGGAGTGTTTACACACCCTGATAAGCATGGGAATCTCAAGCAAAACATCATCTTGCTGAACGCTTTTAAAGAGCGGATGGAGTTTCCTGAGCTTAAAAAAGCTGCTATGGAGATGTGGATTGAGTGGAAGCCCGACACTTTGATCGTTGAGAAGAAAGCCGCTGGTGCTCCTTTGATTTACGAGATGAGGAAGATGGGTATACCCTTATCGGAGTACACACCGGGCAAGGGAAGCGATAAGATAGCCCGTGTAAACTCAATATCTGACCTCTTTGCCTCTGGAATTGTGTGGTGTCCGGAGAAACGATGGGCAGATGAGGTTATGGAAGAGATGGCATCGTTCCCAAATGGGGACCATGATGACCTTGTGGACTCCTCTAGTCAGGCCTTGATCAGGTTCAGGCAGGGCGGCTTTATCACCATTGAGTCTGACGAACCAGACTACGATCTCCCCCGGCGACGGGTTGAATACTACTAAGGATTAAAGATGGCTACGAACTTTGACAAGGCTATGGTTCCCTACAACACAGACGCAGGAATGGACGAAGGCCCGGACATTGAGATTGAGATTGAAGACCCGGAGTCAGTCCGTATTGCTATGGGCGGGGTAGAAATTGAGATTGACGGGGAAGAAGACGACGGCTTTGATGAAAACTTAGCTGAGGACATGTCTGATAGTGAGCTTCAGTCCATTGCTTCTGAGCTTATTGACCTTGTAGAGACCGACATTAACAGCCGCAAAGACTGGGTTGATGCCTTTGTTAAGGGGTTAGATGTCCTAGGAATGAAGTATGAAGAGCGTACAGAGCCCTGGAACGGGGCTTGTGGAGTCTTTTCAACCCTTCTTTCAGAGGCTGCTATCCGCTTCCAAGCGGAGATGATCACTGAGACTTTCCCCGCCCAAGGCCCGGTTAAGACCCAAATCGTCGGGGCGGTGGACAAACTGAAGGAAGAAGCAGCAGAGCGTGTCAAAGATGACATGAACTACCAATTGACGGAGGTGATGACTGAGTACCGTCCAGAGCATGAACGGCTTTTGTATAGCTTAGGTCTTTCAGGAGCAGCCTTTAAAAAGGTCTACTACGACCCGGCCCAGGGAAGGCAGACTGCCATTTTCCTTCCTGCTGAAGATATGGTTATGCCTTACGGGGCAAGCAACATATACAACGCAGAACGTGTTACCCATGTAATGCGTAAGACTGAGAACGAGGTTAGGAAACTGCAAGTCGCTGGGTTTTATCGTGATATTGACCTAGGTGACCCTGTACACATCTTCTCTGACGTTGAAAAGAAGAAGGCAGAAGAGCAAGGGTATTCCCTTACTGACGATGACCGGTATCAGTTACTTGAAATCCACGCAGACTTTGATCTGCCGGGGTTTGAAGATGAAGACGGTATAGCATTGCCTTACGTTATTACCATTGAGCGTGGTACTCAAGAGGTGTTGGCTATCCGCAGGAATTGGGATCAAGATGACAAACAAAGACTCAAACGACAGCACTTTGTTCAATACACTTATATACCTGGGTTTGGTGCTTATGGTCTTGGTCTTATTCACCTTATTGGGGGGTATGCTAGGGCTGGCACTTCTCTTATTCGTCAATTAGTAGACGCCGGGTCATTAAGTAACCTTCCAGGGGGTTTAAAAGCCCGTGGCTTAAGAATCAAAGGTGACGACACTCCTATTGCTCCGGGCGAGTTCCGGGACGTAGATGTGCCTAGTGGAACTGTGCGTGACAACATCATGCCGCTCCCTTATAAGGAGCCTAGCCAAACTCTGCTGGCTTTGCTAAACCAGATCACTGAAGAAGGCCGACGACTCGGTGCTATCAGCGATATGAACATCAGCGACATGAGTTCTAACGCTCCTGTCGGAACGACCCTGGCTTTGCTTGAGCGCACGCTAAAGACCATGAGTGCTGTTCAGGCTCGGGTCCATGCCTCAATGCGGATGGAGTTTAAACTGCTCCGAGGCATTATTCGGGACTACGCTCCTAAGTCTTACAGCTATGACCCGGAAAGCGGTGACCGTAAGGCCAAACAGGCTGACTACGACACTACGGAAGTGATACCCGTAAGCGATCCAAACGCAGCCACTATGGCCCAGCGGATCATGCAGTATCAAGCCGCCATCCAATTAGCCCAAGGTGCCCCTCAGATCTATGACTTACCCCAGCTTCACCGGCAGATGTTGGAAGTGTTGGGAATCAAGAACGCAGATAAGCTTGTTCCAATTGAGGATGACCAGACGCCGAAAGACCCAATCAGCGAGAACATGGCATTCCTTGTGGGCAAACCGACCAAAGCCTTCATATATCAAGACCATGATGCACATATCGCCACTCACATGGCAATGATGCAAGACCCGTCAATCATGCAGATGATTGGTCAGAACCCTATGGCCCAGCAGATGCAAGGAGCCATCATGGCTCATATTGCCCAACACTTGGCCTTCTCCTACCGTGCAAACGTAGAAAAGCAGTTGGGTGTGGAAATGCCGGCCCCGGATTCTGAACTCACCCCTGATATGGAAGTGCAGTTGTCCCGGATGGTTGCTACTGCTGCTCAACAGTTGTCCCAGGCTAACCAACAGAAAGCCCAGCAACAACAGGCCCAACAACAGGCCCAAGACCCCGCAATGCAACTCCAACAAGCTGAGATTCAGATTCAACAGCAGGACTTGCAACGTAAACAGCAGAAAGATCTGGCAGACAACCAACTAGCCCAACAACGCCTTGCCCTTGATGCCCAGCGGATTCAAGCTGACATTGAGAAGGAAAAGATGCGGGTTCAGTCTGACGCGCATAAGTATGCTATGCAGAACCAAAATGATTCTCAGAATGAAGCTTTAAAGTTGGCTGCTCAACAACGCCAGCATAACCAAAAGATTCAAACTGAGTTGGTAAAAAACTTAACTAGAAACCAAGTTAAGCCTGGAGGTAAGTGATGGACAAGTATTTTGAGTACCTAATCAAACAGGTTAAAGACAGGCAGGAACATTTAACAGAAGCCTTGGCCGATGGTGCGGCTAAGTCTTATGACGGGTATGTAATGTTGGTGGGGGAAATCCGGGGTCTTTCCTTCGCACAGCAATGTGTAAACGACCTTGTGCGTAAATTGGAACATGACGATGAGTGAAATACTGATAGCACCTAGTTTGTTTAGTATCCCAACTGCCTTACCAGAGGTAACTACGGATAAGGCTAGACAATTACCTGAACCAGCAACCTATCACCTGTTATGTGTTATTCCAGAAACTGAGGAAAAATACGACAGTGGTTTGGTTAAGTCTGGACAGACTATGCACTTTGAAGAAGTGCTATCGCCTGTTTTATTCGTAGTTAAGATGGGTCCAGACTGCTATGGCGATAAAACACGTTTCCCTAGTGGGCCTTCTTGCAAGGTTGGAGATTTCGTTTTGGTGCGTCCTAACTCAGGCACTCGGGTAAAAATCCACGGCAGGGAGTTCCGCATCATCAACGATGACTCGGTTGAGGCAATTGTTGAAGATCCCCGTGGCATTAGCCGCGCATAAGGAGCAATCATGGCAGACACAGATTTTAAATTCCCTGATGAAGAAGTAGTTAACAACAAGGAAACAGCTTCTACTGAGGTAGAAATTGAGATTGTTGATGACACCCCGGATGACGACAAGAACCGCAGGCCGATGAAGGAAGCCCCGGTTGATGTCACTGATGATGAGCTAGAGCAGTACAGCGACAGCGTCAAGAAGCGCATCCAGCACTTCACCAAGGGCTATCACGAAGAACGCAGAAACAAAGAAGCTGCGTTGCGTGAGCGGGAAGAGGCTGTAAACCTTGCCCAGAACCTTGTAGAAGAAAACAAGCGACTACAGGGGTCTTTAGGCCAAGGGCAGGCAGCTTTACTTGACCAAGCCAAGAAAGTTATGAGCGCGGAGGTAGAAAATGCCAAGCGCATATACAAGGCTGCTTATGAGACCGGTGACTCAGAAGCGTTGGTAAATGCACAAGACGCCTTGACAAATGCTGCAATTAAGGCCGATCGTGTAAACAATTTTAAGCTACCCCCTGTACAAGAGCATAAAGTTCCTGTACAAACACGATCAGAACCGGTAATTTCACCAACAGCACCTTACGTCGATACTAAAGCAAGAGCGTGGCAGGATAAGAATCCTTGGTTTGGCTCCGACGATGAGATGACTGCCGTGGCGTTAACGGTACACAAGAAACTTGTTGAAAGTAACATTGACCCTACCAGCGATGAGTACTACGAGCGAATCAACTCTCGGGTACAGCAGATTTTTCCAGATGCGTTCACCTCGGAAAAGCCTGTTAAAAAATCAACGGTTGTGGCCTCTGCTACCCGCAGTACAGCACCGCGCAAAATCGTGCTAACTCAATCGCAAGTGAACATCGCCAAGCGGCTGGGAGTTCCCCTGGAAGCCTATGCCAAGCAGGTTGCGTCAGATCTAAGGAAACAGAATGGCTGATATCCGTACCCCCCGTGAACTTGATACCCGTACTTTCTTTGAACGTCCCAAAAGCTGGGCACCGCCAGAGAAACTCCCTAGTCCTAATCCCATTCCGGGTTATGACTTCCGATGGGTTCGTGTTAGTACATTGGGCACGGATGATCCCATGAATATTTCCGGAAAGCTACGCGAAGGCTGGGAACCAGTCAAAGCAGCCGACCACCCTGAACTTGGCATCATGGCTAGCGCTCGTGGGCGTTATCCGGACAGTGTCGAAGTTGGCGGGCTCATGCTTTGCA